GTTGGCGCTTTATTGCTGCTGGCTTTTTGCGCCCCTAACCACCCCCGCAAGCAGGCAGGATGACGAAGAAGAAAGGACGGAAACCAATGGTCGGACACTTCGATGGCGTGAACTATCCGGAGCGCACGATGGCGCGCGAGCTCGCCTCCCCTTCGGCTCGCGAGCGCCTGGACGAGATGAACACGCCGAAGCATGCGCGGCTTCAGATCCCGCTCAAGGACGCACACAGCCTGCGCAACGTCGCAGATATCTTGCGCGGCCTGGCCAACAACCTCGATCTGTTGAGCAGGATTCCAGAGGCGAACCTGCACCGCGACAAGAACGAGGCCGAATATCGCGCGCTGCGTGACGCGCTGTGGGAAATCAGGGCCGCCAACCTGAAAATATCTGGACAGCAGAAATCCTGACGTGGTACAAAATCTGGTAAATCATTGCAGCGCAACCATAATATACATTATCCGGGCGAAATAAAATTACCTTTCTACGGCCACGCATAATTTTATTACTTTTGGACTGATAATTTACTTTCCATAATGCAATCCGGTCCCGCCCCGTTCCAATCAACATCTTGATTAATTGCGCGCAACCGATCAACAAAAAACCCGCCCCAGCCTTTCGGCCAGGGCGGCGAGTTTCAACCCGAGGGAGGATGCCGCAACAGCCCTGCGGCGCGGGCTGCGATTCAGGCGATCATTTTTTTGATGGCTTCGTCCTTTTTGGCGCTGCCGGCCGAGCTGCCCAGCCAGTAATTGCAAACCTGGCCAAAACCGATCTGCAGCGCGCCAAGCAGGAAAAGCATGACGTCTTTCAGGTTGTCGCTGACCTTCAGGCCATCCCGATTGAACAGCACATACAGGATAATGAAGTAGCCAAGGGTGATGATGACCGACACCACCACCGGGCCCCAGGCAATAGCGCTGCCGGCCTTGGCAAGATCCACGGTCTGTTGCCGTGCGTTTTGGGTATCCTGCAGGCCGGCAATGAATGCCTGGTGATCGCGCTGCCTTTCGGCGTCCTCGATATCGGCAAGCCGCAGTTTGAATTGCAGTGCCAGGTTCGGGTCTGCTGCAATGGCCTTTGACAGGGTGTCCGGGTCGTCGGTGCCGATCAGGTTTTTTGCAACATCGGCTACCTGTCCGGCCACGCGGCCGGCCTTGTCGCCGCCAATCCACTGTGCCAGCGTGGGGGCGAATTGCAGGGCGATGCCTAGAAGCGCCGGAATTGCCATGCTCTATCCTTTCATCTCAAAATGCGGCAGATCGACGAACCGTTCGTCGGGGTCGCCATCGGCGCGGGTCTTGCCGTCGCCATCCCAGTCGCCGCCCCAGCGCAGGGAGACTCCCATCTCGGCGGCCACGGCCAAGACGTGGTGCGCCAGCTCGACAAACCGGCCGTGGTCGTTCCAGTCAATGGGATACGGCGCGATATCCACGGCCAGGCTGGGCTCGGCATTGTGCTTGCTGGTCGGGAATGGGGTTTTGGACAGGCCGGCGGCAACTGCAGCGTCCTGCTCGATCTTGCCGCGGTGGCCGCACAGGACTGAGAAGTCCGGCCCGGTGGCGATGGCGGCGCGCATGACGCGCTGCATATCCGGGTGGCAGGTGCGCAGCCTGGCCTCGCTGTGACGGCCGAAGCTGGGCATTACTTCCACACCTTGTCGATCAGCCAAGCCGCGCCGCCGCCCAGCACTACCAGCACGCCGCCGACCCGGAGCAGGATCCACCAGGCGCCCTTGCCCATGTTTGCCGCCGCAAGCAGCTCGTCGAGCTTCTTGTCGATGTCCTCCAGCCATTTCTGCTGGCCGGCGACGGTGGCCTCCAGCCGGGCAAGCCGGTCGCGCTCTTCTGGCGTCACAGCACCCATCCCCCCGCCACGGTTGCGCGCGGGTTCCTGCAATGCCCCGACTTCGTTGCAATTGCGCATCGCTGCACCCCGGATTTGAATTCAGGTTCCATGGCCGAGCCCTCGCTACAGGGTGAAGTCTTGGGGGTCGTCTTCAGCGGTCGCCACACGGCCGCTGAAGGCGCGCTCCAGACTTACAGGCCGCCGCGGTCGAGCTTGGCGACCCAGCCGGTAAAGGACGCGTCGTTGAGGTGACTGGCGATCGAACCCAGGAAGGTGTCGAAGTCGGCGCCCTTGCCGGTTTCGACCTCAAACCCGGAGCCGGTGGCCTCGAGATTTTCCGGCGTGTCGCCCGCCACGACCTCAAGCCGGATCGCGTTCAGGCGCGCGGCCAGCGCCTGCACTTCCTTGATCCGACTGACCATTGTTGCGGTCATGATGCCGAAGTTGGCAGTCGTCGAGTTGTATTTGATGTTGGTTGGCGCGGTCATGTTCGTGTCACTCCTTTCTCGATCCGAAGCAGAATTGCCTCGGTGGTTTTGCCCGCTGATTCCAGGGCGTCGGCCTCGCGGGCCCACAGGCCGACATATTCCGCGCTGATTGCCTCAGCCTTACTGTCAGGCTTCGGAAACTGCGCGCGAATTCTGGTGAGATCGGCAATCATGGCGTTGAGCTGCGCCGGGCGGCCGGCAGCGGCGTCAGACAGGGCCTGGATCTGCTTTTTTGCTGGCCATAGCGCATCAAACGGGTCGCGCTGAGGGGTTTGCCATATTGTCATAGCGCGCCTTTGCTGGCAGGTTACGGCGATTAGCCGGCCAATATTGGAGGCATGCGATTGCAAACGTATTCATGCGACCCCGATGTGTTTTTCGATGTCGCCGACCCAGGCGGAATGAGGCGCGAAGAAGTCCGGGACACGATCAACCATCTCGCAGATTGCTACAGCCTGGACGGCAAAACCGTCCTGTCAGTTGGCGCCGGCCGCGCCTGTGAGGAATATCACCTGATGAAGCGCGGGTGTCGCCTTCACCTTGTCGATAACAACGGAGAAGGCACCGTTGCCGACCCGGTGATGAGGTCCATGACGGACCGCGACACCGGGCTGCTGTACACCCTTGGTGACTTCCGGCGCTACAAGGGCGATCAGTCTGCCGATGTCCTGTACTTTTCTGGCTACTATCCCGATGAGGCCCGGCGCGAATTCATCTACCGGAAATTACCAGGACCGCACGCCATCAAATGGCGCCTGCTTGGGCCCTTCTCTCGATCCGTTATGAGGGCAACACGAGCGCTCAAGCCGGGCGGCCTGCTTTTGGTGCAGTCTTACTATGGCGGCGTCGAAATGAAGGATCACCAGGATTATATCAGGGCCTGTGAGAGCCAGCTTTCACGGGCCGGCATGACGCTGATGGACGTTTACTGTTTCTCCCGCACAACCGGCGTCAAGTTTTTTGCCGCCATCAAGGGGAAGCCAATCCAGCGCGGCGAACTGGCCCGCTTCCATGGCCGGGCGCGCAGCAACGAGGCCATCATGCGGGTTTACTAGCGAACGGCCACGTAAAGCGTACAACGCTCCGGAGCAGAACCGGCACCGATCCAAGTCCCGGTGTCGCTGAACACGCGGGCGACAACTGTTGCGTAATGATACCCCTCAGAAAGGCCGGCTTTTTCAACGGAAAGAGAGCAGTTGACATTATATTGAAAGGTGACTATAGATATCCCGCTTTCAGGCGTAGTCCCATCGAACGCGATGCCGGTATAAGTGAGCCTGCCGTTGTTATTTAATGCAGCGCCCACCAGACTGGCGCCGACAATTTCGCCGTCCCATACCAGAAACGGCACCCGGATTTCGCTATTGATCTCAACATAGCTTGTGGACGTGGTTGTGCGCGCCGCCGTAAACCATGCGGACTGCACAGCGTATGCCCGGTTAAACCACGACCGCGTCAGCGCCGCAGAGAATTGCGTTGAGCCGTCAGTGCGGATCAGGCCGACAAGAGATCGTGTCGCATCCCCGGTCTTGATCTTGTTGCCGTAGGTCGAATCTTCATCGTATGCCGTCGCCGATGCCTCCAGCGTCATGGTGCCGGAATTCATGTAAGCGTAGACATAATAGACGGTTGCGGAAGAGAGCCCGCTAGTGCCGAGCGTAACCCCGGCTGCCGGTACTTCCTCGAAAGCGCCGTTGATGAGAAGATAGCGGCCATTATAGCGCGACAGGGTGATGGTCGTCGCGTTGGTATATCGCAGCTGGCATTGACCGACGACGCCTTTGCCAACCGGGCCGTTATAGGGCTCCGAAAGCGTCCCCTTGATGATCCAGGCGCTATTCGCAGCGTTGCGCTGTTTCAGCAGGTCGTTAGCCGTGTCGGCCCACTCCATGAATGGATATGTCGCACTCGGCGCGGTTCCGCCGCTCTGCTTGGTGGTAATGGCCTCCAGAGCGGAATTAATTGCGGACCGAACGGACGCGCCGGAACCGTTGGCAATCGAAATGCTAGCTTGAGCCATAATTACACCTTTGCCTTATGGGTTGGACGCTTCTTGACCGGCCAGAAAGCGCCGCCGAACGGGTTTGTTTCATCGTCCACCCAGACGTATTCGCCTACAGGCAGGTCGCATTCGACGATGGCCTGCAGGCGACGATGGCCGTCAGCGACCGGAAAGCTTGAAGTAAACATGCCCAGATAAACGCCGCGTTCATCAATGACGGCGAGTTGCTTTTCGCTCATACCAATGCCTCCGCTTTCACGCGCAGTTGGGAAATGTTGATGTTGTAGGTCGGGTCATAGCTGCGAAGCTCGGCGCGCAATTCCACGCCTCGGCAATAGACCTCGGTTGAATCCACGCGGCTCCATTCGCTCCACGTAGCCGGCGAGCTGGCCGGGTCGTCGTCGGTGATGCGCGCCTCAACCCAGCAATCGGCAGCGCTGCCGCCGTCGTCGCCGTCAAAATCCAGCCAGTCGTCGATATTGTCCGTGCGGCTGTCGATCAGGTCGTTTGTATTTACGACGATGCCGCCGATGATCGAGCGCAGACGGCGGCGGCTTTTTGTGGTGAAGTCGAAGCCGGCGGCAAAGTAGTAAGTGCCGCTCGCTGTGGTGCCGCCGTAGTCGTCAAGCGATGCCACCTCGTCAAAATCCGGGATGTCGTCGAATAGGCCGACCCCGGTCAGCTTTAGAACTGTGCCGTCGACAACGACGCCGGACTTCTCGCCCAGAAAATCGTCGTCCTCCTGCACCGTCGATACATCGGCGAATTCGCGGATGTCGGCGCCATCGGTGGAAACCTGCGCCCAGGTCTCCGACTGCTGGCCTGTGGAATCCTCGGCGCGGATCAGGTACGAGCCGGGTTTCAGCGGCAGGATCAGGTTCACGCTGGCGCCGGGGTAGCCGTCCGGATCGCCAATGCTGAAACTTTCAGACCACTCGGCCGCGCTGGTCGCCTCGCTGTGCCGAACCAGAAGCCGGCCGCCGATCCGCACGTCGAGAGCGGGATGTAGGTCAAGCGTGATGTACGCCTGCCCGCCGAACCGCTGCAGCCCGCGAATGGTCGGCGCGGCCGGCGCGGCGCCAAGGCCATAGATTTCCCGCCGGGTCAGCGCGTCGTCAGGATCGGACGCCGATCCAATGCCGGTAATCGCGCGCACCCTGAAATCGTAGGTTCCGGGCGCAATGTCCGGTATTTCGGAGGTCAGGCTGCCGGTGCGCGGCAGGACGACCCAGTCCGTCGCGCCGACCAGCCGATACGACGGTTCATACTGCGACACGAAGGCGTGCGGCGATGCAGCCCAAGACAGCAGCGCCTTGACGGCCACACCTCGCCCCGTGGTGGTTTCGTAAAGCTGCTCTGTGATCGCAGGCTGCCCAGGCGGGTCGATATTGAAGGCATCCGGCAGATCGGTATTCGGCGCGTCGTCGACGGCCTGTTCCTCGGACGTCGACCAGTCGTAGATCGTGCTGACCGTCTCGCGCAGCATGACCTGCACGACCAGCGCGGGATTGCCGCCCTGATCCTGCTGCACGGCCAAGGCCCACTCGACGCACTCGAATTCCTTGTCGGTCCAGCCGAACCGGGTATTCGACAGCATGATCGTATCGCCGGCCTGGAAGCGGAAGGCCGACAGGTTGAAAACGGCCTCGACCGTTATGGGCTGGCGGGCTTTCAGCAGCTCGATCTTGGCGAGCCGCTGCGCCATCGTCGGGCTGGTCGTGAACGGCAGGTCGTGGTCTTTGTAGCGGTGCGCGGCAAGGCCAAGGGCGGCGCGCTGTGCCTCGGATTTGATGGCCGGGTAATCGCTGGCAACCCACAGGTTTTCAGGCGACACATAGACGCCCTTGATTGCCGAGAAAGCCTCGCGCGCGCTGACGCGGGTGCGGACCTTGATCGGCGCGACCAGATCGCCTTCATCGAAGGAAAGCGTCGGCGCGTCCCAGGCCGCGACATACAGCCGCCATTTGCCGCCGGAATAGACCAGTCGGCCGCCGCAGGACGTCAGCAGCTCCTGCAGGATTTCCTGCGGGCTGTTGGCGGTGTCGATGACGCCGTCGCAGTAGTAACGATTTTCGAATGTCGACGGGCTGCTGCTGCCGTATTCCACCTGCTCGTCGCAGATATTGGCGGCGGCGATGAAATAGTCGTCGTCAATCTCGTCGTCGCCGCAGCCCAGACCGTAAATCGGGTCCTTGAGATAATGCCGGATCAAAAGCGCCGGGTTGCGGGTGTAGGCGTAATAGGTCGGCGATCCGGCCTGACGCGGGTCTTCAACAAGGCAGTCGCCCTCGACGTCGGCCTTGATCGATGGGATGCCGTTGGTCCAGACGTTTTCGTCCCAGCGCAGTCGCACATACAGATAGGCAACGCCCTTGCCTTGGTGCGCGCTGGTCCACTTGCCGCCGGATTCCGAGATCAGGTTCGCGCTGGCGGCCTGGCTTTCGGTGCCGAGGAATTTCTCGATCCGCACCAGCCCGGAGAATTTTGGATCCGTGCTGATCGTATCGTCGAGGTACACGTCGTTGATCGCCTGCACCTGATGCGAGGCCAGCGCGATGACGAGATGCAGGTAATTGTTGTTGTCCGTCGACTGGACATACACAAGCGGGCCGGACACCCGCGCCTTGCCATAGATCAGCTTGCGACTGACGACAGGCTGGCGGATCAGGACGGTACGGTCGCGCAGGGTGGCGCGGAAAGCCGACAGGTCTGGCGCCTTGGCCTTTTTCTGTGTCAGCGACTGGCCGACCAGGCTGATGCCGGTCGAGATGGCAAGCCCGACGACGGCGCCGATTATGCCGCCGCCAATCGCCGCCGATGCCGCGCCGGCCGCAACCGCCGCAACAATCGCTACCGCCGCCTGTGGCACGTCACACCCTCCAGGCGCGGAGACAGTTGCGCAGCGGGATTTCCGTCAGGCCGACCGGGCCGGCAAAGAGCGCGGTGCGGCCGGACAGGCTGACCAGGCCAAGCGCCGGCGCGCGGGCGGAACCCGTATCGACGTCGGCCAGCACGCAGTCGCCACGGTGCGCCAGCAATGGGCTGGCTTCTTCCATGTACAGCCGGCCGGTGATGGCTTCGGCCGCCTCGCACAGCCCGCCGCCGGCAAACCCCTTGAGCGCTCGAGCCGCTCCAATGGCCGTGCTGTAGCGCCCGCGCAACTCTGCCATGGGGTCGATGCCGGTCATGGCCTCAATACCGTTGCAGGCAAAAGTGCAGCAGTCGTGATCGCCCCATGAAAAAGGCCGCTTCAGAGCGGCCTTGATGTGAGCGCCCAGCCGGGCGTGCCAGCTCTCGAAGCGGATCACGACCGCCCCCAGACGATGGGCTTTTCCTGGATGCTGGGGCCGTACTCGAAAAACAGGTCGCCGGCATACAGGGCGAGCTGGTCCTCATGCTCGTAACGATGCTCGCGGGCGCGTTCCAAATCGATCAGCCGCCCCTCGACCTGCACGGAGACGGCGCAGGTTTCGCCGGCCTCGTCGATCTCCATGACGTCCATTCGGCCGCCCTGGATTTTGTGCGGGTCCGCGATGACCTGGCCCTGGTCGTTAAGAGCGCCGACCCAGACATTGACCGGGCGGCCCTGGTAATCCTCGGCCAGTGCAATCGAGATGATGCTCGACGAAATGCCGGACAGCGCGATGGTGAAGCCGACCGCCTTCAGCTCCTGGCTTTCGGCAAGCTCCGAAATGCCGACCAGGCCGCCGGCGCCGGTCCACTCGACGCCGTTCCATGTGATCGGCCCGATGCCGGTCCACAGGCGCAGTGTGCCGCTGTCGAACTGGGCTTCGAAGAAGAAGCGCGGCTGCAGGCTGGTCTTGACGACCTCGGCCTGCATGCCGGCGGTGAGATCGCGGGTCATTGCGCCTCGATGATGTCGAAACTGACCGCAGCAACGATGCCGCTGGCGAGCGTCCAGCGCGGGCGGTTGTCGGCCAGGCGGAACACGCCTTTGGCCGACTGGACCGTGATTGCCGCGCCGTCTGCCACGTCAGCACGCAGAGCGGGGAAAATGTCGATTGCCGCATAGCCGCTGCTATCGCTGCTGGCATCCTGCAGAACCTTGTGCAGCTTGGCGCTGCTGCCGGAGCCGAGCTGCAGCCAGTCGCCGGCTTTCAGGATGCCGGAAACTCCCTCGGTCCATCCGCGCGTATACAGAACGCGGTCGCGGGCGACATTCAGGCTCGGACTTCCAACCGCGTCAGCAACGGGCGTACCCGTTGCGGTTCCGCGCGGTGTAGCGCCAGCCGGATCGCCGAACAGGAACGTTCCGCGGCGACCGCGCAGGGCAGTCAGGAACGCCATCCAGGGTTCGTAAATGTCGCGGTTGACCATCGGCGAAACCGTCACGCGGCCAGCCCAGCCCTCGCCGGCATGCTCCTGAACCTGCTGCCCAAGCGTAAAGGGCGATTCCGTCATGCCGACTACGCTGCTCGGTCCAAAATCCAGGCCAGTAATTCCGGTCGTCGGGTGATTGATCGGATAGGTAATAGTCATGCCCGCGTGCCCCGGCGCTGGCGGTTTTCCATTTCGCTGACCGATGCCTTGACAATGCTGGGGGCGGCCTCACGGATCAGCAGGCGAACGCGGCCATCCGTCATGACTTCCTGCTCTATTGGCGGCGCGTTCATTCCGCGCTGGTCGATGATCTCGATCTTGCTGCCGCCCAGCGCCTTCATTTGCGCGGGCGTGAACACACCCTCACCCTTCTGCAGGATGGCCGGGAACTCGTCCGGCATCAGACCGGAGTGAAAGCGCGGGGCATTGACGAACGTGTCATTGGCAACAGGCGACATGCGGACACGGTCGCTGCCAACCACGCCGCCGGTATGGAAGAACATGCCGTAGTCCATGTTCCCGAACGCGGAGCCGGTGCCGAATCCGGTGTTGCCGCCGCCTCCGAGAAGGCCGAATAGATCGAAGCTGCCGAGAGTTGGCGATTTTGGTGCGCTAGGAAACAGCGCGTTTTTCAGCGGATTAATCGCTGCCAGCTTGATGAACTCCTGCGCGATCTCATTGACCACGGCAAGCGCGACATTCTTGAAGTCCAGCGCCGACGCCTTGCCCTCGACAAACATGGTCGTGATGGCAGTGCCGATGCGGTCGAATGCGCGCTCGAAGCTGCGCTCCAGTTCGTCGGCGAGCGCCTGTTGCTGCCGGTACGCCTCACCGACTGCCTGCGCCTGCTCGACCCGGCGGCGCTCACCTTCCGTCAGTGCGGCGCCTTTCTTCTCCTGCGCGTCCATAAGCGCGGTCTGCAGCCGGCGCTGATCGGCGGACAGGCCCAGCAGTTCGTTCTCGCGCTCCAGTCCGGTGAGGTACTGCTCGAATTTCTTATTGCGCTCATTGTCCTGCCTGACGATCTCGTCGCCGCGCTTCATCGCGGCCATGCGGTCCCGGTCCTGCTGGGCAGCGGCTTCGTTATCGCCCTGCTGGATACGCTTGATGCGCTGTTCTTCCTTGCGGGCAAGCTCGTCGGCCGCGCGGGCCTGCTTGTCCTGCAGATCCTTTACGGCCTCGGCGCCGCGCTTCTGCGCCGCAAGACGGTCTTTGTCCTGCTGGGCAGCAGCGGCAGCGGCATCGTCCAGCCCACGGCCAGCGGCGCCTGCGTTTTCCAGCGCGGCAAAATCGTTAACCGCGCGCTCGATATTGGCGCGGGCTTGCGCAATCTTTTCCTCCAGATCGGCAATCGTCCGGGCGGCCTCACGGGCGAATTTGTCGGTTCCCGGAGTGCCTGAGAAGCGGACGCGCAGCCGCTCGGCTTCCTGCTCGGCCGATACGATAAAGTCGGTGTTTTCCTGTATCGACTTTTGCAGATCGCCCTGGGTTTGCGAAACAAGCTGCCGCTGCCTGGCTGTCGCGCTGCCAATCTGGCTCAACAGCAGGCTGTTTGTTTTTTCCAGCGTGGCGTTGAAATTCTTCTGGGTTTCATCCCATTTGCCGGTGGCGTCCTCGGCATCTAGAAACTGCACGGCAAGAGCGCCAGCAGCCGCGCCCACTGCGCCGATCACAGCGCCCCAAGGGCCGAACGCGCTGACAAACTGCGTGCCCTGCTGGATCAGCGGCCGAATGACGCCCGACCCGCTGGCGACCTGCACAGCAAAGTCGCCAAACTGGAACGCGGCATTTTGTATTTGCGCGCCCATGGCACGAGACGAGCGCCCAACAGCCGCGTTGCTGGCTTCAAGCGTGCTGTTCGCCGCTACCATGCGCTGAATAGCGGCCGTGCGCTGGGCAAAAGCGCGTTGCAGCGCCGCCTCGGTCTGCTCGGCATTCAGCGCGCCAAGCTGTTCGGCCCGGCGGATATTCTCCAGCTCGGCGATATACCGCTTCTGCGCCGCATAGACCGGGTCGTAACGGCGCTTTAGTTGCTCAGTATACTTGGCATCGGCGCGCGCCAGCGCCTCGGTGCGCTTGTCAATCTCCTGCGTGCCGGCTACGACCTTTTTTTCAAGGGCGTCGAGATGCTTGACGGCAGAATTGGCGGCGGTCTCGAAGCCCGAGACATCGCCGCCAATCTGTACGACAAGATCATTGCCCTGGTTTTCGGTTGCCACGTTTGCGCGCTCCGATGATACGAAGGGTCGATTTCAGCTGCTTTGCCACATCCTGCTTGTCAGGCGGCGGCGGTTCCTCGGGCTTCAGGCCAAGCTGTGCCCGCAGGCTGGCAATGCGGCCTTCCATGGCCGCCTCGATGCGGAAGATGCTCGTCCGCATGGCCGCGTCGTCGGACCAGCCAAGCCAGCCCGTTGCGTGGCGGTATAATTCCTCGGATTTTTCGGCCGCCGTCAGCCGGCGGCCATCCCGTTTCCCTGGTCGGCCTCGGCGGCGGCTTCAGCCTCGACTTCCTCGGGCGATTTGCCGGCATTGAAAAGCCGGAACAGGTATTCCGCGACCGGCGCGGCCAGCTTCGGCAGACCCGTCTCGAAAAGCTGCTCCGGCAGCTTGCGGGCCTGGTCGTCGGTCAGGCCAAGACCGTTGCGGATCACGAAGGCTATCGCGCCGAGATCGCAGCGGGTAACGCGCGGCAACAGGTCGCGATATGCGCCGACCGAACCGATATTCTGGAACGCCTGCAGGCTGGGCTTGAGAGTGCGGGTTTCGCCGGCAAGGATAATCTGTACCTCGCCGCGATTGAGGGCGTTTGTCATGGATGGAGCTCCGATGGTGGGGCTGAAAGGGAGAGGCGGCGGCACGCCCCCATGCCGCCGCCCGCGACCCGGGGAGGAAATCCGGGTCGGTCAGGGCGGTTAGACCGCCGCGACCTCGATGATCGCCGAGTTGATCGCGATATTCGTGCTGGCCTTCACGACGTTCTCGGCATTGCCGATATTCGTGGTGTAGGACTGCACCTGACCACGGAAATAGAACGTGGTCGGGCTGGACGGGCTGCCCTGTCTCGCGTCGTTCAGCGTGATCTTGATCGCGTAGTCGTCATCTTCCGCAAGCGCGGCGACGATTGCGGCCTGGCCGGTGTCGGTCGGGTCGCGGCCGAGCGTCAGGGCGATGGTGCCGGCGTCGAAGGTCGTCTTGATCTTGCGAACGCGGCGGTCGCCGAGTGCCGTGAAGTTGGTCGCGGCGGCCTGATCGCCAAAGTCGCCGATGCTTTCGATTTCGCCGACCTCGACAAAGCTCAGGGCCTCGTATTCTCCCTGCGTGTCCACAGTGGAAGCAGCAACCGGGCCGATATACAGCTTCGACCCCGCAGCGGTGCGTACAGTCATGGCATTGTCTCCTTGCCAATAAAAAAGCCGCCCAAGTGGCGGCGCTCGTACCCCGAATGCGGGGGGTTCAATGCTGGGTCAGGATTCTTAGCGTGACCTGGCCCATGTAAGTGACGGCATCGGCGTCGCGGACGCTGCGTTTGCGGCGCACGCGGCAATGCACCATTGTTCCGGTGTCGAGCATCAGCCTTTGCCCATGCAGAAGGCGGTCGATCTCGGCCATGATTTCCTTGACCTCTTTCTGGCCGCGATAGGTCGACCACACCGAGAGATAGAAAAACCGTTCGTCCATGCGGCTGGCGAGGAAATCGGCGTCGTTCGCAATCTCGCTATCCAGGGTCACATACGGATGTGTTGCCGATTGCGGCACAGAGTCATAGACCGGCACATTCTGGCCCGGCGAACCGTTGATCGTGATATGGCCGTTGAGGGCGGTATAGATCGCCTTCTGCACGGCAAAGGACGGGTCGCTCATATGCCGAACGCCTTCCCGATCCTGCTGCCTGCCAGCGCCTTGCGGACGGCTTCGCGCATCATTCCCATGATCTGCGTCTCGTTCGCATCCAGCGCCGGCATGATGAACGGGCGGGCAGGCTGCGGCGGTACATTCCGCTCAGGGTCGCCCTTGGTGCCGTATTCTATGAACTTGGCGACGAAGCCGGCCGGCAGATCGACCATGCCGACGCGTGCAACCAGTTTGTCGCCGGACATTTCGCTGCCGATGTGGCTGGCCGTGATCCCGGTCTCCTTGGGCGCAAACTGGTACATATCGGTCTGCACCTTGATCGCGGTATCGGCGACAACAACGCCGATTTCCTTGCGCATGCTGACCGGCAGGCCCTTCAATGCCCGCCGAAGCTCTGACACGCCACGAAGGCCGGAACGCTGGCGCGCGGTGGAAGCCATCAGCCAATCTCTATTTCGACGCCGTCGTCCGAAGACTTAAATGCGCCAAACACGACAGTGATTTTCGGAATCTCGTCGCGCTCGAACTTGATGCTCGTTGATTCTTGGCCCGGCAGGATTTCGCCAGCTTCGGTGTGAAGCGCGAAAACTGGCGCGCCGCCGGGCGCTTTCTGGCCGACAATTGGTTTGTAGATCAGTTTCATGTCGGCACCCCCGCCTCACAGTCGATCCGAAACTCCAGATCGCCCTTGCCGGGATAGGCGATGAAGCGAATCTGCATGGTGATGCCTTCCCACACGATGCGGTCGGCCGTGGTGAGCCCGCGCGTGCCGCTATCGTTCGGCACGGTCAGGCGATAGTTGCGCGGGCTCTCGGTCTGCTGTGCCGCAGCGCGCTCTCCACCGGACAGCGGCTTGACCTCGCACCAGCGGGAAATGAGATCGGCCCAGGTATCGACCGACCCGCCGGCGCCGTCCGGCGTGCTGGTGAAGCGCTGGAAGGTGACGCGCTGATCTCTGCTGCCGGCGGTCATGTCAGCACTCGACGAACTGGCCGTCAGTCAGATAGCCGTGCCACTTGCAGCCTTCCATGTGGAGGATGCTCGGCCGGACTGTCGGCTTTTCGCGCGGACCAGAGAGCGTCCATTCGCGGTTGCCAAATGACACGCCGAGCAGCGAGCCGCAGCCGCAAGGGCACTGAAAGTTAATCCCCTCCGTGCCGTCCGGTGCCTTCCAATACTTGGCCTCGCCGGGCTTGGCTTGGTCGCCGACGACGTTTTCAACGAGGCGGAAGGTCGCGTTACGCTTGCTCACGCCGGCACCATGATGAAGTCGCCCGACATCTCGCGCGCCACGCGATAGCCGAGGCTTTGCAGGTATGTCACGGCGTCGGTCTGGCCGAGACCGAAGCCCTGCGCCTTGCCCGGCTTCTGCTCGACGCAGATCACCGGCATGTTGCGGCGGATAAGCTGCTCGCCGCCGCGGAGGGCGAAAAGCTCGTAGCCCTCGCAGTCGAGCTTGATGAAGTCGATATTGTCGGCATCTGGCAGGACATCGTCGAGACGGCGCAGCGGAATATCTCCCTCGCCCGCGACCGTCGTATCGCCCGAGCTGGTCGTAGCGGTGTGCATGCTTACGCTGCCCTCTACCTCGCCAAGGGCGATCGGGTGCAGCTTTACCAAGGCCTCGCCAAGAATGCGGCGCTGTAGATGCGGGATATTCGCCTCGAAGCAGTCTCGATGCTCGGCAACGGGCTCGAAGGCGTCAACGGCCTGAAACCGCTTCACCATGTTCTGCGCCCATAATCCGCAGTGGGCGCCAACGTCGCAGGCGGCACGGAACTGCTTGCACAGGCCATATGCCGCGAGCTGCTTGTCGAGCTGGTACGTAAGCCGGCCGTCGACGACCTGATTCTTCTTCGTCATCCACTCGACCAGATGGGTCTCATGATCCGGGAGCCAGACGCCGCCGACCTGTTTCATGCCGCTTTCCTCAAGATGCTGTCCAGCGCCGCCACGACCTGCGCCGGGCTGATCTGACTCATGGCCTTTTCGCAATGCCGGCAGGGGCCGCGATTGCCGCAGGCCTCGCCGCCGGTAAACAGGTTGATATGCGTGTCGTAGCCGGTGACATCCGGCGAGATATACCCGCCGAAGATCACCACCGCCGGAAGCCCGACCGCTGCCGCCGCATGATGCAAGCCACCCTCAGGCAGCACGGCAGCCGAGGCGACCGACAGAACCGCCAGCGCGTGGCCGAAGCTCGGCAGCGCCGGCATCTCCAACCACGGCAGGTCGGGGCGGAGCGTCATCAGGTCGGCCCAGCGGCCCCATTGCTTGTTCGGGCTGGCACCGGCCTTGATCCGCGGCTCGATGACCACCCGGCCGCGGTATTGCTCGGCCCAGTGCAGCAGGTCCGGTGGCAAGATCACCTTGGCCGGTACTGGCCGGTATGGCAGCCAGGCCCAGCGGTGCCGTGCGCTGCGGCTGTAGTCGATATATGGCCGACGCTGACCGCCGTTGACAATGTAGGGCAGTCCATCGCGCCATTGATTGCGCGGCAGAACGTCCGGGCAGTAGTCCCAGACGCCATACCATTTCTGTCGGCCGCGGCGGTCCAGAATGGCGACCGGGCGGCCATGGGTTTCCGCGGCCCGCCGAGCTTCTCCGGCAGCCATTAAGCAGTCGCCAATTCCCACGGCTACAGCGCCTCGCGCAACATCAGTTGCGGGCCAACCGGAAAGCGGTGTGCGAAAAGATCGCACCACCACCGAAAAGGCCGGACAGTGACATGCAGGTTCGTTCCGTCTGGGAAGGTCTTTTTCGCCGGCCGGCAACAAACAGAGGCGAACAGGAACTTCCCGGCGTAACCGGCGAGATCCTCAATCAGCGCCGGCAATTCGTCCTCCGGTACATGCTCCAGAACATCGGCGCAGATTACGCCGTCGAAGCGGCCCTCCGGCTTGGCTGAGAACGCCGCGGCACCGGGGTCGTAGAGGGTCGGCATGACACCGCGGAAATGCGTCTTGTGCACCCGGTCCTTCAGGTAGGCATTTCCCGAGCCGCAGCCGTAATCAAGCAGTGTGCGGGCGTCATGGCGGCGCACAAGTAGGGCGATTTCCGGCAGCCATTGCGAAATGCTGCGCGAGTTGAAGGCGCCGGCGGCATGCATGGCTTGGTACTGCTCAAGATACCGCATGCAGGTCCGCCCATGCCTTTCCGCTTTTCATTTCCTCAAGGCTCCACTGGCTGGCCGCAAGCGACGCCGCCCATTCCTCGCGCCCATCCGGTGTCGGCGGCGCCTCGATCTGATCGAGCCCGTCACCCGCCACCGGTGCCGCAGCACTCTCGCCGAGCACGATGGCCGGCACGCCCGCGATGATCGCTTCCACCGCGCAGTTGCTGGCCCATGTCACGACGCAATGGCAGCCCGCCAGATCAGCGGCCAGCGGCCTCGGGTCGCCTTTGCGCCGGACGATCACTGGCCGGTCAGTCTGTTCCCGGACCGCCGCGGCGATGTCGCCGGTGAAGCCGGCCACCGTGGCCATAAATTCGGCGCTTTGCAGGCAGACCACGACGTGCCGGCCACCGCGGCGCCACTTAGCTAACCTGACCCCGAGCCTAGCTAACCTCTCCGCATCCGGCCGGCATTGCGCCGCCTGTGCGGCATTGCGGGCGATGCGGAACCGTCCGGCTCCGATGAACCCGTTATCGATGTAGAACCAGTCTCGACCCTCGCCCTTCGCCTGGGCCCATAGATGCGCCCATTGCGGGCGGACCCCGTAGAATGCCGCCGCGCCCGGCAGGAGCGCCGCCGGGGTTTGCTCCAGCACCCGGCCGCCACATCCGGCCGCGAAGGCCCGGCAGACATCAAGCGCCTTGCCTTTGCCCGGCTGGGGGTAGCAGTGCAACAAACGGCAGGCCCCTTGCGATTTCCTCGACCGACCACTGGTTCGCAGCGGCGTTTGCCAGGCCGGCGGAACGGTCGCCTAGAAACGGCCTTTCAAGATCGGCGCCGGCCAGCGGCATTGCGGCCAGCTCACAAATCCACCGCGGCGCGGCATAGAAAACCGGAATGCCGGCCAGCAGGGCCGCAATACCGGAGCAGCTCGACCAGATCACCACCGCATGGGCGCCGCGCAGGTCATGCTCGAGCGGCACTTTCGGCGCGTCGTTGCCGGGATGCCGGCGGAACCTGACCGGCCGGCGCGTCTGCACACCAAGGCGGTCGGCAATCTGTCCGTTCGCCCATTCCGGCGGCGAGGCCATCAGACGCGACCCGATGCCGCGCTGCCCGACGACCAGGATGTGATCGCCTTCGGTGCGCCAGGGCTGCAAATTCCCAAACTCAGGGTTTTTTATGCAGATCCTATGCGCGCCGCCGTGGTGATGCTGGCCCCGGCTAATCGCATAGGCGCCAGGCGGCTTGCCATGCTCGGCGAAATACCCGTTCTCAGCCACCAGCACATGACCGCCGGCCCGCTCGTACTGCGCCGCCAGATCGTCGTTCACCCCGTAGCGGTTCCAGATCACCAGCAGGTTGCCCGGCCCAGGCTTCGGCTGCTGCGTCACCGACCAGCCCGCAGCGCGCAGGCCAGCCAGGAAGGCGTCATGCCGATAGTGCGGCTTGTCGCGGATCAGCAGGCAGGCAGTCGGCAAGGGCGGCTCGCGGGAAGCAGTCTAGCGCAGAGCCCGGCGTGCAGTTGATGACCTCGACGCCGCGCTGTTTCAGCGGTTCGACCAGGGTCGGGAACTTTGGGAGCATCGTGCCGGAATAGACATGCGGCTGGGTCGCCTTCGGGTGATCTCCGAACCAATGGCCGGGCTTCATGTCGTAGCCCAGCAGCAGGATGCGCCGCGCACCGAGATGGACGGCCAGATTGATGCACTGATACCCGGAATTCCCGCCGGTCATCACGCCCCAGCGTTCCGGGTAGAGCCCGGTCTGCCCGACATTGTGCAGGCACCACAGGCCCGGCACGACGTCGCGCAGATGGTAGTTTTCCAGGGTGGCGACCTGGCCGCGAAACGACAGCACTCCAGCCCGGTGCCAGTTGAACCACTTTTCGTCGCAGAACCAAAGCAGGTCCGCCCACTGCGCCAGCCTGTAGGCGTCGTTGATGCCGATCACCCGGACACGGCCACGGCAGGCGTTGACCTGATCGGCCGTCAGCGACTTGCCGCCGCCCAGAATGGCGACCGTCTCGCCCGGCCAGATGTCCGGGACGTGGGTTGACCGATGATCCACGGCTCAGACGCGCCAGACCTTCAGGGGGAAGATCACGGCATCAAGACCGAACGGCATCGGCCCGGAGCCGCTCGGCGCCATCACCGGCGCACGATTTGCCCACCAGTGGACGACCAAATCGGTGACCGCGCGCTCAGCTTCAGGCGGCGCCTCGGTCGGGCTGGCGTCATTGTCGTATCCGCAGGTAAAGCGGATCGTAATTGCGTCCATTTGGTCGCGGACGACCGGCCAGGACTGGTCATAGGCCTCGGTGACGCGGCCGCAATGCGCGTACATGCCGGAGGGCGCTGAAACTTGGTATTTCGAGGTGGCGAGGGTCTGCAGATCGCCGTTTTCGTCAACATATTTGATGAAATCGACGCTGATCAGTGGCGGTTTCGGCAGAATTATGGGCGATCCGTCGCTCGGGAAGCACCGAAAGGCCGCTTCCCACGTCTGCCGGCGCAAAGCGCGGCCTGTTTCGGCCTCAATCTGCGCCCGGGCAGCCGCAATCAGCCGGGTCAGGTAGTTGTCTTCGTCGGTACTGTCGATGCGGGCCTCCGCTTTGACCTGCGGCAGGTCAACGGGCTCTGATCCGCTCTGAGAAATCAGGCTGAGGCGCATGTTCATGGGCAGAATGGGGCGGCCGAAGCCGCCCCGCTCCTATCAGCTGACCGGGGCGATGTGCGGATGGCCGAGCAGTACGGTCGCGCCGAAGGCGCAGCCGGTCGCCGGGCTCGGGGAACCGCCGGTTTCGGTCGCAACCACGCGGATGTACCGCTTGCTGCCGACATACCCGACCCGCTTGACGGTGTTATCGTCATCGGAGTCGATGGTCGGCTCGGTGCCGATCAGGTTGTCGTCGGAAACCGCCGAGAACGAGCTGTTGTCGTCGGATTCCTGGACTTCGAAGGCGAAAGCGCCGTCGGTGCAGGCGCCCACCGAGATCAGAACCGTTGCCGAGTCATAATCGCGGAGATCGACGCCAGTGCCGTTGACGCTCGTGGTGCGGAGCAGAGGCGCAATGCTGACCTCCGCGCCGACATTGGACTTCATATCGCGCATGATGTGGCCCTCCTTTCAGGCCGATCGATGGAAACGGGCGGCCGTAATTGACCGCCCGCCGTTTCGCCTCAGCCGTTAGGCGGCGAACTTCACGAACTTGATCGCTTCGAAGTTCAGCACGCCGGCGCCTACGCGCTTGGTCGTGTAGAACTTAACGTAGGGCTTCGCGGTGTACGGGTCACGCAGCACGCGAATGCCTTGGCGATCAAGGATCTGATAACCGACCTTGAAGTTGCCGAACGCCAGCGACAGGGAACCCGCCGCCAGAGTGGGCATATCTTCGGCCATCAGGATCGGATAGCCAATCAGCGACGCCGGCTTACCGGCCTGGAGGCCGGGCTGCCAGAGGTACTGAGAGTCGCTACCCTTGAACTTGCGCACCTTCGTGATGACCTGGCGGCGGGTCACCCAGGAAGCGCCGGCCAGATAGCCGGTCTTCATGGCGCCCTCGACATCGAACAGGATGTCGGCCGGGTTGGAGGCGGCGAAGTCGCCGTTGACGCCCGTGGCGACATGCTCCAGCTGGCCCCAGGTGCGGGACGAGTCCGCGGTCGCCGCAGTCGTGTAGCTGCAGATGCCGCGGATTTTCGTGGAGCCATTGATGAACTGCTCGTTCTCGAAGCGCGAGAACTTGTCAGCCACCTTGCCGGCGAGCCAGGCCTCAACATCGACCGCCGCGTCGTCCAGCAACTGCTGCGTTGCCTTCGGCTCGGTGTCGATGATGAAGACCGGAATGCGCCATTTGCCGATCTGCGGGGTCGTGGTGTTGCCCGAGGTTGCCCGTTCGTCGGCATAGCCTGCGCCCGCCTCGCCCAGGTCCTCGATGCCTTCCATCGCGTCGGTCGAGATGGTCTGGACATCTGCGATCTGGCGCAGCGGCGAGGTTTCGTACAGCTTGGTCACGACCCGGCCCGTGGTATCGGGGGTGACGAGGTAGCCGCCGTCCGGGTCGCCGCCAACTGACATGGTCTTGAGCTCGTCGGCGGTCAGGCTCTGGTGACCCTTACGCAGATAGTTCTGCGCGAGCGTCTTGTATTCACCGAGAACCTTCTCGTCGACCGGATTGCCCTTCAGTTCGAAGGCATCGCGAGCGATGTTGAACTGCTTGACTTCCTCGGCCGCCTTCGCGGTGTCGGCGTTGCCGATCTGAGGACGGTTGAGCTTCTTTTCCAGCTCATCCATGCGCTCCTTGTGCGCCTTCTCAAGCGCATCCTTCTTGGCCTGGAGATCGTCGAGGCTCTTGTTCAGCTTCTCGAGCTTGTCGGCCGTAACGACGTCAGCGAAGCCCTTCTTGACTTCTTTGATCTGCGCATCGTTGGTCTGCTTGAACTCTTCGAACGCTTTGCCGAGGTCTTCGACGACCTTGGTCAATTCAGTGTCCATGTCGGGCATGGTCTGTCCTTTCAGGATTTGATGGTTGCGGTGAGCCGACGCAGCGCGTCGGTTACGTCGCTCCCGTCCTCATCCCGAGGTTCCGGTCGAGCTTTAAAGCCGCCTGCGGCAATGGCCTTGGCGGCGGCATTCGAGTAGCCGCCTACATCCCGTAGGAAGTCCTCGAAATCACGAATGGTCTTAACGTCGTCGGCTGCCTTTGCGGCGCTGCGCGCCTTACTGTTTGCGGGGAAGGTCACCGGACTGATTTCCAAAAGGTGGACCTTCTTCAGCGTGCGGCGCGGCTCGTCGGGCTTGGTTCCGAGACTCCACTCCTTTGCCTGGTATCCGATGCTAAGCCCGTCAATCGCCGGCCGCGGCTCCATCTTCATCAGCGTGTACATCTCGCGACCGCGAGCGGTGTCGGCCAGCTTGCCGACAACGCGGAGGCCTTTCTCATCCTCTTCCAACTCGGTCCACACTCCGATAGGGGTCATATCGTCCGCCGACATCCCCCATCCGCCATGCTGCGAAAGCATGGCCGGCCAAATGCCAGTCTTCTTCGCCTCCCGCAGCGTCTCTCGGAACGCGCCTTTGGCAATCACGTCTCCGTGGGAGTCTATGTTCCCGAATACGGCGCCATAGCCTTCGAACATCATGCCCGCCGGATCACCGGCAAGCTTCAGTTCCAGCGCACAGTTAAGTCGGCTCATTGTCGCCTCCGTCGCCCGGCTTCTTGCCGTCGTCAGATGGATTGTTCGGATCTTCCATGTTGAGGGGCACGCGATACTTGTCGCCGCCCTCATACGGGTTCATGTCCTCGAGGGCGCGAATCTCGTTCGGGTTCAGCGCGCCGACGCCGTACATCTTCGTGTAGAAATCGCCGCGGTCCTTGATGTTGCCGCGGAGGAGTCCGTTGACAAAGAACTTGCAGAACAGGCCGCCCTGACGCTCTTCCTTGGTCAGCAGGTTAACATCGGCCGACTGCTCCCACGCCTCGTACCCCGGCCCGAGTGTGTGAACGACATGGGCGCCGAAGAACTGTTCGGCGCTCGCGTAGGTCGGCGCCTTGTCGCTGTAGCCGATCATCTGCGGGAAGACGCCCATCGTGCGGCAAACTTCCTCGACCTGAAACTTGCGCGTCTCCAGATGCTGAGCGTCGACGCCGGTCATCTGCGTCTGAAGCCATTTCGCATTGCGGTCCAAGATCATCGGAAGGCCGGCATTCTTCGATCCGGCGTGGTTCTTCTCGATGAACTTGCGCAGCGCTTCGTACTGCTCGTCGCGCAGTGTGCCCTCTACCGAATAGACGCCCGTATTCTGGACGCCCTTTTCGTGCAGACGCGCCTGGCTCTCTTCCGACGCCATGGCGAGGCCGATCGCCTCGCGTGCCAGCTTGACGGCCTCCATCCCCATCCAGGAATTCCACGACGCACCGCGCAGGTGCCAGATCGCTTCAGCCGGAAAAACTTGTGCCTGCCCGCTGTCGGGCCGGACGGTATAGGTCAGCGAGTAGTCCGGGTTCCGCTTGACCGTTACCCAGCCCGGCTCGAAGGGGATGATTTCGACGACCTTACCGCCGACGCGATTGAGGAAGGCGAAAGCATTGCCGCAGAGAACCCGGTGCAGCTCCATGGTCTGCCGCAATTCGAAGCTGGTCTGCCACGGATTTGGCCGGCGGTGCAGGACATCGAACAGGGCGTGGTCCGTGGCCGGCAACTTCGTCGAAAGACCGTTCTGCCCGCCAGTCTCGCGCATCAGTCGAAACGGAACCTGAGCAATGCCGTTCGCACGCACGGTCGCGCAGGCGAGCACGACACTGACCTGCAGGGCGGACTTCCACGTTACGGTCTGGCCGCTTTTGCTCGGCGGCGAGCCGTAAATCTCGCGGAACAGGTCCAGCGTACCGTTCGAGGCTTTCGCCTCCGAGCCGTACAGCAGGCGGTTCCAGAAACCCATTCGTCAGACCTCTCGCTAGGCCGCTTGGGTTTCCCAGAAGGATCGCCCACCTTGCGGCTCGGGATTGGTTGCCATCAACGCAATCGCATCAAACGCCGCCATCAGCGGGTCGATCTTGGCCGTGCCGGCCGCTTGCTTCGTTATCGAAATGGCGTTGCCCTTCGGCTCCACCTTGGCGTTGCTCACTGCCCATGCCATCAGTTCCTGGCCGCAATGGCTGAGCGTGCCGTCAGCCAGCTTTCGCTCGCCGGTTTTGATCGCTCCCGCCAGCTTCCAGCCCTGCGGAATGCCGACGATCCGGTCGGCTTCGATCCCGATCTCACCCAGAGCATCGACAATCATGCCGACACCCATGGGGTCGAGGCCGATCTTCGCAAGCAGGCCGGTGTTTTCGACCCGCTGGACAACTTCGATGATCCCGGCGATGTCGTCCCCGAGATTCTCGACGATCACCAGATCGCCGGTCTTCTTCAGGTCAAGCAGCCGCGGCGCCTCAGACTTGCGGCGCTGCAGAACGTCGGTGAAGGCCCAAGCCTTCGCCCAGAGCAACCATTCTTTAGTTTCGGCGTCGCGGCCGAGGACGCATACCGCGAGCAAGTCGTCAAGGCCGCCGCCGTCAATGCCGATCGTCACGACCTCGGACCGGGCCAGTATGCCGTCGAGCGTCAACTCGGGAATTGCCCGGCTCTGCCAGTGGTCGGCGCCCGCCCAGCGGTCCGACCGTAGCGCAAGGCCAATCTCGACATTCAGGTGCTTGGCGAAGAACCCGGCCAGCGATTCAGCGCCAGCCTCCTTTGCCTTCTCGAACTCGTCGGTCAGGAACTGCTCATCAACCGATGCCCCGAGATTGGGGTTCGTGATGTAGAAGTTCCGCGGCTCCTTGAACTCACCACTGTCAAGCATCCGCTTCGGGAACTCGTACAGGACGCCCATCGAGCGCGGCGCAACCAGCTCGCCGTCGCGGATCTTGCGGAACCGCTGCAGCCACTCCCGAAACACACCCGCTGGCGGATCATCACTCTGGGTCGAGAGCGCAATCACAAAGCCCTCGGGTCTGGACGCGAGGCCGCCGGTCGCCTCCCGGAGCATTTCCTTTGCCCGCGGCTGCTTGCCAAACAGCCATAACTCGTCGATCAGGATGCCGGACGCCTTCTTGCCCGACACGACATCGGAGTCCGCCGCAACGATCTTCAGTGTCGCCCCGGTGGTCCGGTGCTCGATCGTCCGCAGGTGCGGGACCGGCTTGAGCAGCGCACCCAGCTCCGGGTCCTTCTTGACCATGTCCATGGCCGGCTTGGCCGAGTTGTTCGCCACTTCAATGGTCGGCGCCAAGATGATGAACTCGGCTGACTCTCGCCAGTTGCGCAGAAGGGCCGTCACCATGATGCCGGCAGCAACTGTCGACTTGCTGTTCTTCTTGCTGATGAGCTTGAAGAACTCGTTTATCAGGCGCCGGCCCGTCTCTGCGTCATAGGCGCCGAAGATGGCGGCGACGAAATCGAATACCCACTCTCGGCACGCTTCGCCCATGGTCGGGCTGTTCGGCGCGTCGACGATCTTCAGGCCCTTGAATATCTCAAGGGCTGCGGCGGCCTCGTCCGGGAACAGCGGCGCGCAGGGCACCAGCGATTTTCCCGCAACAATCCACTCCTCCCAATCCGGGCACGCGGTGGTCCACTGCATCAGGCGTTATTGACGACCAGCTTCGGCGCGGCCGGCGGTGCATACTTCCCGCCAGGCGCGGCTGCTTCCTGCGCAGCCGCCTCTGCTTGGGCCTTCTTGCCCAGCGCAGCACTCTTGCCGGTCGATGCAATTCCTTCGGCGCGCTGAAGAAACGCCTTCTGCGCGGCGACATTGCCCTTCTTGGCCGCCTTGAACAGAGCGTCGAGCACCTCGGCCTTGCGGTCGGCGGCACCCTTGGTCAGCTCCTCGTCGAAATGCTTCAGCAGTGTGGTCCGGCTGATTCCCAGCGCGGCCGCGATCTGCTCGTGGGCCATGCCGCCGGCAGCCAGAATCGCCACGCGCTTACGCTGCGCGGCTGTCGGCTGGAATTCCGGGCGACCCGTCATTGGTTAACCCTCGTTTCTGTACAGAAATGGCTACGCCGCTGCGCATTGGAAGCGAGCGCCACGCCCGTCCGTCTTTCGCGAATTGCATATCCAGTGCGCGCATTGCGTATTGGCCCGCGTGTGCGCTCCGCCTCGGGAAATCGGCACTACGTGGTCCAGGCTCGCGGCCATTGGGTCTGGCGCCCGCAGCGCCGGATCTACCTGCTTGTGACATATGCCGCATACCCAGCCGTCACGGGAAAATATCTCGGCCGCATCGAACCGCTCAGAACTTGAGCCCCGAAGCCGAGCTCTGCGGCGGTGTCGCTCCGCCGCCATCCGGGCGCTCGGCGATTCGTATAGCTTCCTTGGACCGTTCAGCGCGGCAAGGTGGCAGGCGTTTGAACAGTATGCCCCGCGGGCGCTGTATCGCGGCCTGAACTGCTCGCCGCATCCGGGGCAACGAGCTGTTTTCCGCGAGAACGGTTTTGCCGTCGCCCGGCATTGCTCGCTGCAAAAACCCGGCAACCGACCTGCTCCAGATTTCAGGTATTCGAACGTCGCGGCACACACGCGACAGGCCAGGGCGACCCGCCGCTGCTGATTTTTGGGCAACATTCTGGTTTAGCCTGAAATTTCCGGGGAAAGAAAATCTCTGAATGACCCCATGCGCGGCTTCCCGGCCCCGGATCGTTAAGGATTTGACCGGCCCCCCGGTTGAAACAATATTGCGCACTTTTCTTTCGCAATATTGTTGCGTGGGAGGTCGGATCGTCCGCGTTCGGAGGATCATTAGGGGTATGCTGACGATCTGCTACGCCTTCATGCGCTTCGCCCGCTCCGCAGCGGTTTTGCGGGTATGACAAGAGCCACAAAGCGCGCGTCCGTTAGCAGGGTCGAACTCAGCCCCGCCATCCTTACGCTCGACGATGTGGTCGGCGAACATGCGGCGCTCCGCCCTGCTGCAGCGGTGCCCATTGACTATGCCCTCACACCGCCCGCCAGCCCTGGCTATCACGATGGCGCGCCACTGCCGATGCTCGGGTGTCGAGTAGTGCGGGTCCGCCTCTTTCGGCGGCGGCTGCGCGGTGCGAGTGTCCAGCGTTGCGACGCGCGGGGCGAGGTTGGTTAGCTTTGCCATCCCTGCGCCTCTGCGCTGCGGTAGTCAGGCATGGGCCAGATACACCAGCGCCCGGCAGGCTGTTAACCTCCGGGCGCAGTAAAGGATCATGGGAAAAAGCGTTAATTCCCATGGCACGGGATGTCAAGGGGTATTTGCCCTCTCCTGCGCCGTCTTGCTATAATGCTCGGCCAGCACCTGCAACGCCTTCCTCAGCACCTTGATCCCTGCCCGGCTGTCCGTCAGGTGCAGCCTACCCCATTCCTGCACGGGCCGGCCTTCCACCGCAACCCAGCGCACGACCGAGGCGAGGAACCAGCCCAGCGCCGCCGATGCCTGATGCAGCCGCCGATCGGCAGCATTCATGCGCGAGCCGTTCTTGACAATCGCCACCACGGGGTCACCGCCGGTGTCGTGGTTCATGCAGGACCGCGTGCTGGCCTCGGCCTTGTCCCAGTCCTCGGCAAACTGGCTGCCAGCCTTGTACTCGGCCTCGGTGATGCCGCCCTGGCTCGGGCCGCGTTTCCACATCCGCTCAAGCCTGGTGCAGACCCGGTAGCCTTCGACGGTGCCGCTTACCCTCTCGCCTGTGGTCTCGTCCAGCGCGGCGCGACGGTCGGTGATGACGTCGCCGCGCTGGATGCGGATATCCGGCGGCGGGATGACTTCGCGGCGGGTCATTTGCTGGCCTCTTTCTTAATTTCGACGCTATGGCCGTTTTTTTGCCCGTACAGACGATTTGTCATCTTTGCGCCACCATCGTATGGTTTTGCCGTTCCATCGCGTCCAGCGGGCAAATTTTCGGCCTTTACGGCGCCATTCTGACGCCGACATTCCGTGATGATGCTCTGGCGCAGGATTTCGCACTCAACCCGCTCGACGTCGATCTCGGCGATGCCAGTGCGCCAGAGACGCGCCCAGCGGTGATCCGCGATCTCGTCGTCGGTGGTCGGCGGCGACAGGTGGCGCAACTGGCTGGGGATGCGGTCATGCCTCGACATGGCGGCCTCCGTCATCGGCCCAGCGGGAAGCCTCGCAGACATACGTGGTGTCGTTGGCCCAGAGTATGAAATTGGTCACAGTGGGTCGCCAAAGCGATCTACGACGGAGCCAATCATCAAGGTCAGCATCAGAGAGCATTTCGCCCACGCTATATTTTGCAGCAATCGTGCCTCGCAAGGAGCGCGCAACAGTCCGAACCGCCAATTCCATCGCAGTGCATGGTGATAGGCGGCGGGTCACGGCACCACCTCGTAGCCAAACTCGCGCAGGATGGCCGGGTCGACCGTGCAGCCCTTTGAACCAGGCGGCGGTCCCTCGCCTCGCCATTGGCCGTCGCGCTTGTAGGCCCGCACATACCGCCATGGCAGCTTGGCGCGTTCCTCGGGGGTGAGTTCCGCCGGTTTCTGCGGTTGGGGCGTCTTGGCCGCCTCGGTCAGCATCGGCGTGAAATAGGCCAGCGTGCCAGGCGGCTTGTAGCCAGGGCGAGCGGCAACCTCCTTGATCACGGCAAGGATGCGCTCATCCGGCAATCCCAGCGCCAGCCATCCCTGACCGATGCCCAGCCAGTTAACCGCCTTGCCCTGGTCGATGCCGGCCTCGCTGCATGCCGAGTGCAGCAATCCAACAACATCCCTTGGCGCGCACGGTGCTGGCTTAGGTATAGGTATAGGTAAAGGAGAAGGCTTGGGTATAGCATCCCCCTTCGAAGGGGTATCCGATGGGGTATGGCAAGGGGTATCGAAGGGGGATGGCATGGGCCATCCTTCTTTGCCCTTCAAGGCTCTTTCCTCGGCCAGTAGTTGCGGCTCAAGTCTTTGTTTCAGTTCGCGATATACCTCAGTATCGCGCGGCACCCGGTCGGCCAGGCTGAGGGCGTGAATGGCCGCCTTGCCGCCCTTGATCGGGTCGTGTTTCAGGTGATTTGTGATGAACGTCCAGTCGGTCGCCTCGTCCCGGACGATGAACCCCATTCGAAGGAGTTCCGATAGGGCATCATATACCCCTTCGATGCCCCATTTTTTGAAGCGCGGTTGGTCGGTAATTGCGCCGATTCCGAGGCGGAAACAGCCAATGGCATTGCGGTGTGGCCCGGTAATCAGGAACAGACCAAGCAGCGCCGCCCGGTCGCTCAAGGTGTCGATCCGGCGCGATTCCCAAAAAGCGTCGTTTACCTTTCCGTAACTCATTCCGTCACCCATGCAGGAGGTTCGCCCAGGTCAGCGCCGATCCCAGGCAGGTCCGTAAATTCGTTGCAGGCGATGTTGCAGGCGATGCGCGCCGTGCCGATGGCGCCGCTGCGGTTCTTCTCGATGATGATCTCAGCGGTACCGCGTACGGCATCCATGCGCTGATCCCAGGCCGCCCATTCCGGGCTATCCTTGACGCGCGGCTCTTTCCGGCTTTCGTAATACTCGGCGCGGAAGGGAAACATGATCACGTCGGCATCCTGCTCGATGGCGCCTGATTCGCGCAGGTCGCTCATCTGTGGCCGCTTGTCGTCCCGGCTCTCGACGGCGCGGGAAAGCTGCGACAGGGCGATGATGGGGATATTCAGCCGCTTGGCGACGTTCTTGAGTTGCCCGGTGATCTCGCCGATCTCGGCAACCTTGTTGCCCCGGTAACGGTCGCCGCTGCGGCAAAGCTGCAGGTAATCAACGGCGGCCAGGGCGATCGATCGGCCGTATTTCTGGAGCGAGATGGCGTTCAGCCGCAGCAGCTCGGACTGGATGCCGACGGGTGTCCGGGCGCCTGTGTCGTCGATCCACAGCGGAATGGCGTCCAGCCTGCGCCGGGCGGCGTCCAGGCGCTGCACGGCATCGGCAGGCAGGCCGTGGCCCGTCCGCATGGCAAAGAACGGTATGCCGGTCAGGCGGGACAGCAGGCGCTGCGTGACGGCTTCCTTGCTCTGCTCCAGGCTGAACAGCACGGCAGGGTCGCCGGCCATGGCGGCAGACAGCTCAACGTCGATCACCAGCGCGGTCTTGCCCATGCTGGGGCGGCCGGCCACGATGATCAGATCCTGCGGGTGCATGCCGCCAAGCTTGGCGTCCAGGGCGCGAATGCCGGTTTTCAGGCCCGGCGGTTTGCCGCCCTGCATGATGGCCTGCACCGCCTCGACCTCGCGGGCGGCAATCTTGCCGGCATGCTCGGGCCGGTGTTCCGCGCTCCGGCCGGTGTCGGGTATGGCCTGCAGCTCGGCAATGCCCTGCTCGATCAGGTCGTCGGCGGAATCCTCGACCCTGGGATCGTAGGCGCGGCTTACAATGCCCTCGCCAATCCCGATCACCTCGCGCCGCAGGGCCAGGTCATGCACGACATGGGCATAATCCTCGGCGTTGATCACCGTCGTTGCCGCCGCAGCCAGGCGGGCGAAATATGAGGTTCCCCCGGCCTTGGCAATCACCTCGTCCTGCCCGAAATAGGCCACCAGCTTGACCGGATCGACCCGTTCGCCCCGGTCGATCATCGTTGCGCAGGCCGTCCATGTCCGCCGGTGCGCCTCGTGGAAGAAATGCTCCGCGCGCAGGAAGCCGTTGACCTTGTGATAGGCCGCGTTGTTGACGAGGATCGCGCCCAGCAATTCCTGCTCGGCGTCGAGGTTCGCCGGCTGCTGCCTTTCGGGTGTTGAATTGAAGATGGCGTTCATGCGCCTTTTTTCCTCGCCCAATACAGCCGCCGCGCTGCGATGCGCTGGCACTCGCGGCAGAAGCGGCTGCCCTTATATTTGTAGGTATTCTCGCGGTCGTAAGGGTGCCCGTTCGGGCAATGTGTCTTTGCGGCCCATTGCTGGCCGCCCTCACCTCGCCGGATATTTTCTTGCTGAGTAACCGGCTCAAGGTGATTTGGGTTGACGCAATTTCGGCAGCGGCACAGGTGGTCGATCTGGTAGCCGCGCGGTATTTCACCTCGGAACATTTCAAATGTGAATCGGTGTGCCTGGGCAAGGCGGCTTTCCTGACGTGTCTTGCCGGGAACCCATATCTGCCCGTAGCCAGTAGATGATTTGCTGCCATTCCAGAGCCAGCACCCTGTAGCCTCATCTATGGAAACCTTGCCCATGACGCGCAGCACGAGATCGGCATGCGGAACGATGCGATATTGGACGCGGACCAGCGGGTCGGGCGGGAGCGCGGTCATCACACCCCCGCCGGCCGAAAGAAGAAGCACCAGAGCGTGTCGTGCCCGCAGCCGAAGAACCGCCCCTCGGGATCGCGGCTCTCGTAAGTGCCCTGCATGTTCTGCTGAAATACCTGCCCGGTCGGCTTGTACAGCCAGCCGTCGGGCGTCCATTGCACGTCGCGGTTATTGAGCGGCCGGCAATGCGAGCGGTCGCAGCAATGCACGTCGGTATTGCGCATGAGGTATCGCGGCTCGGCCTGTATCCAGTCGTGGTCGCCGAGATCAGGGCCTTTGCCGTGGTGATCCTGCCCCCACGCATAGACGGCGGCCAGCATCGCGGCTGCTGTGACGGAGGCGACGAGGATGCAGCTTGCCCTACTCACCCCAGCACCCCCACAACACCGGCCAGCGTGCGAAAATTCGTGCTGGTCGGGATGGATACGCGCGGCGTGCGGGTCCTGGATTTCATCACCTCGCCCGGGGCGTCTGTGTAGCGCGCATCGCCGTGATGCTCGGCCCATGCCTGCTCGAATGCGGTATTCATGGTCTTGACGTCGCAAGTCGTGGGCCGGCCTGCCACGAAATTCGCTTTGGACTCGGCGAGGTAAAGCGCGCGTGCTGCGACCTGATCGACGTGAACGCCCTTCTGCCGCATCCAGGCGCGGACCGTCTCAGGCTTGCGGTGGAATCCGTCGTCGCGCATCGCGGTTGCTATGCGGCGCGGGGAGAAACCGGCGGCGGCGTATTCCCGTATCTTCGCGGCTTCCTCGTCGGTGATGGGTTTGAGCGGCCATTGCGTGGTCATGTCCGCACCTCCCGCGCGCTAATCAGGCCCCATTCGTAAAGCGTCCGCTTGAATTGGCCGAAGTCGCGGACGAGGGCGTAATTGAATTCATGGCCAACCAACCA